TTACGTATTATTCGTACCTTCCTTATTTTTACTGTGGGACATATTTGGGACAGAAGTACCAAAAATCGAGTCAATTTGTCGAGCATGTTCAGTCAGGTGATTTGGTGCCAGATGAGCATATCTGCGAACCATTTCGATAGACTCCCAGCCACCCATTTCCTGCAATACCGAAATCGGAACGCCAGCCTGAACTAACCAACTTGCCCACGTGTGCCTCAGGTCATGAAAACGGAAGTCTTCAATGCCCGCTCGTTTTAATGCTGCCCTCCATGCAGTATTAGCGTCATAGCGCATCTTCCTCACTACAGGTGATTTAGTTCCGTCTGGTTTGGTGCTGCTTTCCTTGTAGACGAACACCCATTTGTGATGATTGCCGATTTGCTTTTTCAGCACCCGGCAAGCGGTATCATTCAGCGCCACTCCAATGGCATGATTAGACTTGCTTTGTTCCGGGTGTATCCATGCCACCTTTCGTTGCATGTCTATCTGCTGCCACTCCAGATTGATAATGTTAGACCGCCTTAAGCCAGTAGAAAGCGCAAACTCTACGACTGACTTTAGCGGTTCCGGGCATTCATCAATCAACCTTTTTGCCTCGTGAGGCTCAAGCCAGCGGATACGCTTATTTTTCGGCTGAGGAACTTTGATGATCGGAGCCTTATCCAACATCTTCCATTCGCGTTCAGCAGCCCGGAGGAGTGCCTTAATGAATGAAAGGTGAGTTGCTTTTGTGGCTACTGCTGCCGGCTTAGGCTTGAATACCGGAGGCTGCTTCCCATTCTTCCTGCAAGCTTCATCCATTAACTTCCAGTTTTCCTCATGCCGCCGATTAGTCATCTTCTGGATGGCGGAGTAAATCTTCGTCTCGGTAATATCCTTCAACTGCATCCCTGCAAAATGCTGGAGCCAGAATCCTATCCGACTCTTGTCATCATCCAGCGACTTCTTATGCGCCTTCTCCTCTAACCACCTGACACAGGCCTCCTCAAAAGTCATGTCAGGCGTCTCTCCTAATTTATTTACCCTCCATGCTTCTGCCTTCATCTTGTCATGAAGCTCTGTGGCCTGCCTTTTTTCCTTTGTCCCAAGAGATTGCTTAAATCTTTTGCCGTTCGGCAATGTGAAACTGGCGTACCATGTTTCACCTCTGCGGAATAGTGACATTTCAGTTCCTCTGTTATGTCATCACCCGCGCTCACCTGGACAGTATGCAGCGGAGACTGAAGCGCCGCAATGCAGGCTTGTCGTGTGGTGAGGTAAGGGGATTTCGGTTTGGTGGGGTCTTTACGTGTTGCCTGTAGTCGGCCTGTGCGAATCCAGTTGGTGGCGGTAGGTCTGGATATTTTGAGAAATGCACAGGCCTCATCGAGTGTGAGGCTGTGTGATTCCATGGTTACTCCGCTGTTTCTTCTTCGTCTTCTTTTGCGTTAGCGATGTCGTAGAATTGCCCGTAAGTTATTTTCTTGAATGCATCAGGGATAACAACTTCGCCATGCTGCTCTTCTTTGTTATTTGGTATTGCAAAAATAAGACAATCATCGCGTTGCGGGTGCTTGCCGCCGTACGTTGATAACATAGCGAAACCAAAGCCACGCCCAGATTGACAGCCAATTCCTGTGCGCATAATACCGTAATGATTAGCGATGTAGTCATTCCACTCAGGTAATGCTTTTAGCTTGACGTTAGCTTCGTGGATAACTGCATCAAGCTCCTTGTTATATGCACGGCCTTCTTTTGTATTTCCCTTTCCTCGTGCTATCACAACTCGCTTCCCATTCCAAAAATCTTCACGCTTGATTGTTATCTGGCATGGGAATTCATATCCTTTTTCCCAAACGAAACTTTGCAGCAAGCCACCTCTACCACCCCAATTACGAGTTGTTGTCCATGCTATAGCACCAACCTGTTCTGCTGCGGCTGGGAGGATAGAATTACGTTGTTCGTTAATGGTATCGTATGAACTGATAAGTTCCTTAACATCATCACCTTCAACCATGTAGTAATCGTAATACTTGCTCTGGTCTGACATTATCTATCTCCAATAAAAAACCGCCATCAGGCGGCTTGGTGTTCTTTCAGTTCTTCAATTCGAATATTGGTTACATTGTTTTCATATATGAATAAATAAATTAGCTTTTTTCGTTGCCTTTGCGTTCCTTATTAATTCTGACAAACTCGTTTTTACCACGCTCTCCAAATGCGTCTTTAGAGTCGTTGTATCCGCAATCGCAGCACACATAATCATCAGACCATCCACGCATTGTTTTTTCTTTTGCAATATTTCCAGAACCGCATTTTGGACAAGACATGTCACTACCTCCAAAGCATGAGTGAGATGACAACGTAACATTGATTGGAGATTAACAATAGATTGCTGATGTAAAAGATATGTATAAGCTTCGCTATCAAAGGGGAGGATCTGGTAGCTGCATCCAGTGGCTTACACCGATAATTTCCATACCCTCCCAATAGTCAAAGAACCCATCATCGTCGTATGTAGCAACGAACATCCCCTGACCCAGACATTTTCCGGTAAAAATTGCGATGGGTTTAGATTCATCATTATCCGGCATTCGCTCACTACAGCTTATCCAACCATCCTGAGTTACCGGAGAGTTGCCAGCCTGAATTATCGCTGCGCGAACTGTGCGTGCAATTCGTTCACGTAACTGCTGTGTGCCGTGATACTCAATAGCAATATCACGCAGCTCGTTAACCAGTTCTCGGATTTGATTCTCTTTCACGATTTACCTCCGTTGAGCATGGCAGCGCGACAGGCGTTCCATGCTCTCATTGCAAGAGTTGCCCGGTCCTCCTTCGCCATTCCGTTGATTTGCACAAAGTTGCAGGCGGTGGAAAAGTTCATTTCTTCAGGCACTACCGGCACTGGCTGCTCTTTGAATTCGTCGGCATAACGAATAACCCGGTCAATGAGACGCTGTATCCAGCGATCTATCTGGAAATTAAACTCTTCCTTTGATTCAGGTAACGCAACACCAACAACACCCAACGCCTTGTCCAGATTTTTAGGGATAAATTCTTTGTCTACCGACACTGGCTGCCTCCTTTGCTGGGCTTTCTAACTTCTGAGTGGTTGTATCAAACTCAAACAACTTAACCACGTCATCAAACAGGACATAATCGCCATCAGAATCTTCAGTCATGTCAGCGCCACAATCCTGACCGCACGAGTCACAACCATCCATATCAAGCTCGTATCGCTTCAGGTTTGCGATATTTGATAAATTCAGCGCCAGTACAGCAAGGTCATAAACCTCATCAGCGGTATACCCGGCACCATGCCCATACATTTCAATACGGGATATTATTTCTTCTACACGTTGTTTTGTGATCGTCATTTTTGCTCACCTCCCTGTTCTTCCAGAAAAATACGCATAGACTCAAGCATCTCTTCGGTGTCATACGGTGACAACTTGTCACGCAGGATGTGTTCAATGCTGTTAATGAACTTGCGGATTGCTTTGCGTTCAATTTCAGCCAGGAAAGCGTCGGTGGCTGGGGTTTCCGTGAAGTTGTCCTCCCAACCGTAGTACTCCTGACGACAGAAGTTATTAAATTCCTTCTCCGACTGTTTAAGCTCCGCATTCTCTGCTGCCAGCGCCGAAAACTTCTCGTGTGCCAACTTAACAGCTGCATCAGCCTGCTTAAGTGACTCCATTGCTTTATCGTTATCCGCCGCCAACGCCGCGTATTTATCCTCAAGCTCCGCATAATCACTATGACGCACCATATCAGTACAGAATGATTCTCCTGTTATTGGTGGTGATAACTGGTCACTGACAATTGTGTATATTTTCACTTCTTTCACTGATGGAAAACTCTTTCTCGCCAGCATTTCTTCGCGTGGAATATCGTTAATGGGCTTGAAGCGGTGTCGAATAATCATTTCCGATGGAAGGATTCCGGGGTCGTAGGACAAACCTCTCATGATGAATTCCTCAGTTATTGCTGGTAGCGCCGTAACGCGAACGGTAATTTTTAAGGCGCGGGTCTATTTCAATGAATTGGGTGTAAGTGGCTTTGCGGAATGGCCGGATGGATGTCTGGTAAATTCGTTCGCGCTCTTCTTTCTCTGCAAGCCATATACAGTGGCGAAATTCCTTTTCCTCTTTCGTTTCCTGCGGTAGCGACATTATCAAGTCGTAGTTTTTTCTGAATTTATCCAGCACCTCCGAGACGGAATTGCCGGAACAGCGGCGCGGGTCATCCGCACCATACAAAGGCGCTGGCATAATTTACTCCAGGGTAGGTTATCCGAATAATGTGGTACGTATAGGGTTATTTCTTTCGTAAACGTGATAGCCTGCTTTTTACCGACTCTTCACTTCGCCCGAGAATTTTTGCTACATTTCTTTGTGTATAGCCTGATGAGATAAGCGTCTGCATTCTTTTGTCTTCGTCGTCGCTCCATCTTGGCTTAACGAATGCCGTTTTTAATGACAGTTTTTTTGCTATGTAATAAAACTGATTTATGTTTAGGCCCAGATGTTCTGCTGCACGGCAAGCTACCATGCGACCGCAAACTGACTCCATCTCAGCTGGAGTTATGTTTAATCTTCTCATTAAGCCACCTGTTTAAGCTCATTTATTCTGATATTCATTACCTGAACGCATTTATCCTGCGCCTCCTCGTTGCCAGCCAATAATTGCCAGTCATGCTGATAACGCTCGATGAGTTTTTTCTTATCAGTTTCTTTCGAAGCATAATCGCTGAAGTCTTTCAGGATTTGTTCGCAGTCAACCGATGGAGATTTCTGGTTGGTATTTTCTGGTGATGGTTGATTGCATAATGCTGGCATGGCCCAGTCCGGCAGCGATGGAGGGAGCCAGTAAAATCCTGTTCCATCCTTCAGTTTGGCCCTGTGCCATCCTTGTTTCTTATCACTGGATATCTGCGCAAAACCTTCCTCAAGGTTATACAGATACCGACCAATTCCCCACTGAACGGCAGCACGCTTCATTGCGCCGGAGCGACCACCTTTGACGGCTTCTACCTGTGTGTTTTCAGCAGCATCCCATTTAGTTACCCATTCGGAATCAATCTTGATTGATATGCCGCATTCAACGCCACCGTTGTTGGGAATATCGCGGTATTCATTGCGCCATCCTGCTTTGCCGCAAACATCGTCCAGGCGTTTCATGATTGCCCTGTTTGTGACATAAGCCAGCACCAAAGCCCACACTTTGCCATCGCGTGTTTTACCGCTTTGCTGTATTCGCCACTCAATATCTTCAGCTGCGAACGGTTCATCTAACTGATCCAGATTCATGAGTAATACCCCGCAAATTCATCCCAGCTAATAACCGGATTCTGCCGTTCTGCGGCTAAGTTAATTTGCTGCTCCACTTCCTCATCAATTTCAGGAGAAATGAGAGCAATAAATTCTTCATCATCAAAATCATGCAACATGACGCGCCTCCCATTCTTCGTCCTGCCACTTATCCCAACCAAGAGCTATTCCGGCAGCCCATGTATACGCATCAGACATTCCCTGTTTTGTATCCGGAAATACTTTCTCATATAGCTTGTTGAACTCCCTGTTTCCTTGCTGAACAAGAATTGTTCCATTAACAGGCGTAATGGTCATGGCGCGGCACTCCTGGCTGATTAAGAATTTCACCGAGACGTTTCCATCCGGCCCGTAATTTTCTGGTTATACGCTCTAAAAGTGATTCATTAAGTTGGGCGATACCCATGACGGCACCGCCCGCGATAGCAAATGTCATCGTGGGATTCTCCATTTTTATTTATTGGTATAGCGAAAACGCCTCGATATGAAGCGCTGTGGATATGCGATAAAAAAGCCGCCCTGACTACGAGCGGCAAATAACATCAAGGGATGATTTTTCGATTAACCAGAACGAGTCGTCGTCCTCGTTTGGTTACGAGCGATATTGCTCACAATGACCACTATTAAAATGGTCATTAGGTGCTTATTCGCTATCTTCCTCGCCAACTACGTAATATCCATATCCGCAATAATTCAGGAACTCTTCGTGTGCTGCGTCTGCAATTTCCTCATCCGTTGCATCATCATCGACTTCAATGTCTACAACCTCATTAGCGCCAACCCATGACGTTTCAATTGTCACTCTTACTGTTTTCATCACTCCTCCCCAAGAGCCTTGCTGATGGCTGAGCGAGCTTTTCTCTCAGCGTTTGAAATATCTTTAGAACTACCATTTGACCAGGAGTTGAGAAGCAATTGTAGCGCTTCCAATAACTCCGGAGCTGCTGCTATCAAGTGTGCATTGGCCTCACATTCAGCTACGCGATTTTCGTCATGGGTCATGATAAAACCAAGCTGCAACCCAGCTCTATCTTGCCTGCAAATGCGTACATCCTTTCCGCTCCAAGGACCTGGCGTACCTTTAAACTTTTTCATATTCACCTCTGTGTCTCGCTGCCAAAAATACGCTTACTCAGTTACTTCATCTGCATATTCTTTACTTGTTAACCAATCCGGGCGTTCACCTTTACCAATATAGAAGTCGATAATGTCCAGAAGACGTGGATAAAATTTAAGAGCTTTACGACCATCCATCTCAGCAATTTCCTGCTTACTATATTTTCTCCATTCCTCAACTGTGTGGTTCTGGCATCCTGCTCGTACATATTCACCGTTCGTTATACTTATGAAGTATTTCTCACCCAGGATTACGAAAGTTAGATCAGGCAGGTCGGCACCGCGCAGGTCGGCATCGCGCAGGTTGGCACCGCACAGGTTGGCATCGCGCAGGTTGGCATCGCGCAGGTTGGCATCGCGCAGGTTGGCACCGCGCAGGTTGGCATCGCGCAGGTTGGCACCGCGCAGGTTGGCACCGCACAGGTTGGCACCGCACAGGTCGGCACCGCACAGGTTGGCACCGCACAGGTCGGCATCGCGCAGGTTGGCATCGCACAGGTCGGCATCGCACAGGTCGGCATCGCGCAGGTT